ATACAACACGGCGGCCGTATCGTAAGACAAATACCCCTCGGTAGGCTGGGCGGCCTGCGCGGCGGGTAAAAACATAATACTCAATAGCAACGCGATACAGAAATATCGTAAAGATTTCATAGTGTTATCCTCTTTGGTTGGACTTTAGTCGATCGGCTTCGTCCTGAATGATGGAGATTTCAAGAGCAAGCTTTTTTAATTCTAGCCTTCCTTTGACCACATGCAAAATTATTAATACGACAGACAAGGTAAAACCGGCCAGAGCCGCCAGGGTGCCGGCGTTTTGGGGTATCCATTCCAACATTACCCCGAAACCGGTGCTGGCGGTGGCAACAGCGACCCCTTGACCGATCCGGGGATCGGCTGCCGCGGTTTTAATGCCTGCCGAAAGTAGTGTCAAAAGTAACCCTCTAAACCATCGTATAGACAAAATATCCCCTTCCCTCGAAAGTTTATAGAAACTCCGGGGGACAGTATGCAGGGGACATTACCGACCGTCAATACTAAAACCATACCCGAACTATTCACACCGTACTGTGCGGTACCACTCTTGCCAGCCGACAAGCTGCGTGACAGCTTTCTCCATACGCTCCGGCGGTGGGTCCGGCAGTTGGGAGGGCTTCGAGGCTACTATCGTGGAGGCGCACCCATTCGTCATCAATGTAGAGCTCCTGCCGCACGTTCATGACATTAAGCGCCCGCTATGGTGTCTTTTTTCAGGTTCATGCTACCGACCTCACAAAATTGCTGTTGTATTCGAAAACGGTATCCGTTAACGCCGGATCGGTGGTAAACATTCGGCCGCCGTTCGTACTAAAGGCCAACCCCCGCATATTGCTAGATTGAGCTACAACGCTAAAATTGTTACCCGTGTACGCCACCGTGCTGCCCAAATCGAAGCCTACCGTCAGGGAGTATTCATAAACAACGTCCGTCGTGCCGGACACGAGCATCCGAGTCCCGGCCGTATTAAATGCCAAGTTTTGTGGCGTAGAGATTTCCGCGTTAACGCTAAAACTGTTACCCGTGTACGCCACCGTGCTGCCCAAATCGAAGCCTACCGACAGAGAATATTCGTAAACAGTGCCCGGCGATCGACTCATGGTATACATTCGAGTACCGTCGGCATTAAACGCCAAGCCATCCGCGCTACTGGTCTGTGCGCTAACGACAAAAGTATTGCCCGTGTACGCCACCGTGCTGCCCAAATCGAAGCCTACCGACAGAGAATATTCGTAAACGGAATCCGACCCGTCCCCTATAATAAACATCCGGGTGCCGGTTGTATTGAATGCTATGCCCGTCGGGCTTGTGTCCTGGGCTGCGAAGCTAAAACTATTGCCCGTGTACGCCACCGTGCTGCTCAAATCGAATCGTACCGACAGGGAATACTCGAAAACTGTATCCGTCGCGCCGTCCAAGATAAACATTCGCGTGCCGTCAGTATTGAAGGCCAACTGCCGAGCGTCGGTGGCTTGAGCGGCAACGCTAAAACTGTTGCCCGTGTAATACGTAATTGGACGCGACACCACAAAGCCCACTATCTCGGTCGCAGAATCCGGCGCCAAGCCTAACACGATCCACCGGGTATTCGCCGCGTCATACTGCACAGTGACTTCGTTGGCTATGTCACCAGATGATAAAGCCGTACCACCGGGCCGCACAATCGCCAAAGCGCCCGTGCCGTTATAGTTTAATGTAGAAGCGCCGGTGCTGGGATTGGCGGCAACAAACCGCACTATCATGCCGTTAATCAAGGCGGGAGCGGCTAGTCTTGGCGCAACGGCGGACAGGACGTAAGCGTTCGCCGCCCCGCTGTCGGCGTAAAAGTTACCAACAGAAGAAAAGACCACCATAGCTTTGTGCGTTTGCTGCAAATCGCCGGTATTAAGCGCCTGGCCGGAACCCACGATCGCGTTGTTGTTTTCGTTTTTAAAACCGTTCAGATCGGCGTCTTCGCAGGTCGGCGGGTTGTTGTTCAACCATGTTTTAGTGGTGGCTGCCATCGATTTAAACCTCTATATAGTGTCCAGAAAAAGTACGCCGCCGTTGGCCTGCGCCTGCTTTCGAATTAAGCATTCAAGTATGGGGTCGAGTCCGGAACCAACGACCACGAAAATAAACCGCGCACGCGTCTCTTCGACAGGAAAAAACGGCACGTCATACGGCGGCAGAGACAATTCTATCAGCGGTATAACTTGAATCGCAGTTCCAAAAACAACGCCAAGGGCTTCGAAATCTTCCGCCGTCTGTACCCCCAGCGCCGCGAGTTTTACAAGTACATCGCGCCGACGTTCGGTGACAGCGCCGCTGCCAGGGAAACAACTATCTGGAATCTGTAGCGCCCGCTCCCATTCGTCTAAAAAAAGCGTCGTAAGATCGGGCAAATATTCATTGTTCAGTGTAACCAAATAGCCTTGCGCGTTAAACAGTTCGCCGGCCAAACCCCGCAAAAGCTGCCGAAAATTAGAATCCTGAACGCTTTTAGCTTCGAACAACCGCCCGTTTGGCAGGTAGTCGGCCAACGCTTGTACGTGCTGCTCGAATCCCGGGTTAATCATTAAAAATTCACCGCTCCCTTGGTGGCTATCTCGCCGGAGGCAACCGGTATATCGCCGACCGGGCCGGATAGCGTAAACGTGTCCACCGTGTCGCCGTTTTCAGGATCGACTGTGTTCTTAATGGCCGCTCGATACGCGTCTTCGTCAACACTAACGCCCACCGCTGTCTGCTCGGCGTGAAATTGCGCGATATTCGCCTCGATGGCGGTGCGCATTGTAGGGGTGTCCGGCTGTAAATCGGTAAACGTGTAGTCAACTACAACCGCCGTCGGCGCGCTGACGATGTTATCAGCGGTGGCCGTCGTGGCCGGCAGAATTTCGTCCAATGCGTCTTTGACGGCCTGAACTTCCGAGGCGGACGGTATCGGGTCGGTGTCGTTGTCGCGCATAAAGAACGTGCGTACTTGGCCGAGGGGGATTGTCGCACTCGCGGTAATCGTTCCGGTGGCGGGCGTGGCGGGCGTGCCCAGCACTACAAAATGAAATGTTGAGGCGTCTTCTACGATAATCCGGGTGTCCGTCACATTATATTCGGCCTGGTTGGCCCCCAGAATAGCCACCAATTGCCCGTCGTCGTAGCCGTGCGGTGACGCCGTGACGACCGTGGCCACGTTAGCGTTGCGCGTAATGCTGGTAACCGCGATAGACCCAACCACCGTGCCGGCTTTCTCCACGAATACGCGCGTAACGCCCGCCACTTCTTTGGCTTTCGCTTCAATATCCGCCGGATTAAAGTGCGCCACCGGGTTCCGGATTTTCTCCAAGTAGCGGGTCCGGTAATTGATGGTGCTCTCTTCATCCGTGCCGCCGCCGATCGCTCCGAACGTTACATAAAACGTGTCGTCAACATCCACAATCGGACTTTGTAGCGTGGCGGCCGTGTCTGCGTCCAAATTAACGGCACTGCCAAAATCCGACGATTCCACGCCAACCACGCCTGCAGTAAAATCCGCCAGTATCGTGCCGGTGGCCGGCGTCGCTGGCGTTCCGCTTACTTCATATTCGAATGTGTCCAGGCCGGTTACGGTAATCGCGGCGTCTACCGCGTTGTATTCGGCCTGATCGGCGCCACTGATCGTAACCGGAACGAAGCTGGACAAGTTATGATTTACCGCCGTGGTTACAACCGCTGTCGTTCCGGATCGGGTAATACTCAGCACGTTCAGAGATTGCGCCGTTATGACTCCGTTTTGATTGACGACGTATTCGTTGCCCCCGGCCGTTAAAACCGTAGTCAGCGGAACGGCGCCACCTACGTTGCCCGTCATTGCCATGAGTCCAGACGCGGCCGACTCTACATTTTTCGGGCCGACGTAAATATTGCCCCACCGAGGCGCGATTTCATCGTCGGCCGTGTCTGGCATTAACCGGTCCTCGGTGCGCCGCAAGTCGCCGTAGAAATCGAATATTCTCCGGGCGACCCCGGCGATCAGCGACCGCAACCAGTGGACGCGCAAATAAGGGTTAGAATCCGGCGCCTCGCGCTGAACGTCTGCTTTGATTCGTGCCTCAACTTGGGCCGAAGTGCTGGGGGTGCCGGTAGCCATTAGAAATTACCTGTATTTTCCCAAAGTTCAAAGAACCGGCGGTCAATATCAGAACCCGACCGCTTCAAAGTAATAAACACGCACACTTTACCGTTGCGCAAAAACGGCGTCTCGACGACCACGTCGCCGGCGATACCCTCGTCGATAATCACCTGCAGGCCGTTCCGAACGACTACGCCAAGCTCCGCCATTGTCGTTCCGGTGACGCGCTCCTGCTCAAATTCCCACGCTTTGGAGCCTTGCTCAAAGCCTGGCGTTGATTCGTTGCCAAGCCAGCCGCGCCGGCTTTCAGATTGTGGCACTTCTGCCGCCGTTGCGCGAACCTCTTCGAGTATGCACATTAAAATATACGTGTCGAGGTTCTGTTGCGTCGATATGTCGCCCGATTCCGTCCAGTCGAAATCGTAGTATCCGCGCGAAGTGTTCAGGGCTACATCGGTTGTCATACCGGCGGCCCTGAGTTACCACCGCCGGGCGTAACGCCGCTGTGGATGTGCGTGTCGCTAATATCCTTGCCGTTACTCGTAACCGTAGAGCCGAGCGCCGTGCTGCCTTGCACTGTCAGATTTCCCGTAATGACCGTGTTCGGGGCGTCAACCGTCGCCGTGCCGCCTACCGTAGCGGTCAAATTACCGGACGCTTCAATATTGGCGTTCACTGTTTTCACGTTAACGCTGCCTCCGACTTCGTCGGTAAGTATGTCCAAATCCCCGTTGTTCCTGAAAATTATACGGGTATTCGTTGACGGGTGGAACAATACCGGCTCGCCGCGGGCCGTATCGGATGGACGTTTGACCGTGGCGGCTAAGGCGGCTTTCTCGCCCACGCGTAACAACAACGCCTCGGCAGGCAGATCGCAAAACGAACCATACGGATGCAAAATAACGTAATCGCCCAGCCGCCCCAGAAAAGCGGCCTGCTGCGCGGGATACTGCTTTTTAGCATCTGCGCCGGTGATTCGACCCCATAGAGCTTTTAGCATGGCAGCTATCCTATAAACGCGTCGTTCAAATCGCCGACCGGCTTTTGATTTAACAGTGCCGTTTGCGCGGTGTAGGCGTTCTGGTCCACGAATTCAAGTCGGGAAACCGTGGGCTGCTTCTCCGCCTGCGAAAACGTCACGCTTTTAAGTATCATTTTGCGCGAAATGTCGGCCACGTCGGAATTAATCTGCACCAGAGTATTCACCCGCCACAAGTCGCCGACAGAATTTAAATGCCCGCGCGCCGTACAGTTGAATCGCGTGGCCTCCGCTTTTGACAATTGGCTGGTCCACCTGGCGCGGTCCCTGAGCTGTTCCGAACTGTACGACTGACTTTCTACCGTAACTTTTTGCCGGCCGGCACGCACGTCGTCGTCGATAAATTGGCCGCCCTGGTTTTCCACTGTGCTTGAGCTTGATGCCCCAGCGACGTTCAGAGCAACCGGGTCGAGCTGGCCGCGCGATATGTATTTATTAAACACACGGGAATCTTCCAGCGTCCAATCCTGTGTCAATATGTTGTTACTGTTCGCACCCTGTAGCCGCTGTAACACCGCCCCCGAATCCTCCGGGGAGCTTTCCGTAATCCAGATATTGCCCGACGGCGTGGAGCTTAAAAGCACTTGCCGTTTTTTGGCATATTTCATAACGAAATCGAAGGCGTTCTCGCCGACTTCCGGGGCGATAATATCCTCGGCGGCGTTAAACGGCGCGGGCTCTGCGTCATCCGTTACGAATAGCCGCTGGCCTAAATGCTGTAACACGCGCTCGATTATCTTTTTCAACGTCAACCCGCCGCCGGCGCGTATGTCGTCGATTATGTTGATATCCGAGTCGACAAAATCCCCGGTTAAATCGCGCCCGGCGTATGTGACGGTGTGACCGCCCTCCTGGTCTTGGCCGCCGACCTCGGCAATAAAACCGGTCAGCACCAATTGTTCCTCCACCACGACTTCCACCGCGTCGCCCTTGCGTATCGGCGGAAAGCCGTTAACCGAGGACGAGGTAAACCGGAAATCATTCGACAGGGTGTCCAGCGCGACCGTAGCCTCTGCGCTTATAAAATCGGTAAAAGGGGTGCCGTTAACAATTAGCTCGATCATGTTTCGAGAATCCGAAGTTCGCCCTCTACAAAGGCGTTCTGGGTAATGTTGTTTAAATCGGCGATGGTATCCACCAGTTCCGTGGAGCCGTAATACGCATAGACCAAAACGGACAACGGCCGCAGCGGCGTTTCTATCGTAATAATCGACCGCGTGTTGATTCGAATGGCGTCCAAAGCGGCGTACGTCTGCACGCGCAATACGTCGAGCTGTTCCTGCGCCTCGTCTGTCAGTTGCTGGTTGTTGCGCATGTCCAGATATTGCGCCTCTAATACTCCGATGGCTTCTTCCAGCTCCACGGTCGTTTGGTACTCTGTCAGCGCCGCGTTTAAATATGCGTACCCCAGCGCCTGCCCGCGCATGTTGGTGCGTAATAAATTACGGTTGTTAACCCGTTCGATTCGGGCCGTGGTGGTCGGCGGCGTGGCGGGGTCGCTCGCGCCAAAGCCAAAAAGTAACTGAAAGGCGCCGAACAGGATTTTAGGCGAATCATATAGCCGGCCTAAATCTTCAAACAGTCCGGAAATTTCAGACGCTAGCGCCGACGGGGTCTGAATCAGGCCGCCCACTGCGGCGGAAAAACTAGCGACTCGTTTTCTGAACCCGGCAATGTTGTCGACCAAGGGCTGGGAGAATTCCGACGCCTGGCCAAATATGGCAGGAACTTGCGCCACATTGGACAGTGCGTCGCTAAAGTTACCGGTCAAACCGCTATTAACAAAGTACTGATCGGCCAAGTCGGTTTCTAATTGCGTCGTAAAGCTCTGCAACCCCGACGCGATTTGCGACGGTAAATTGCCCGACTGCTGCGGGACACCCGGCTGGTCGTCTATCTCAAAAGGGATCGTTATTTTCGCCCGGCCGAGTTCCGACGTAATTTCGCGCAAAGAATAAACGCCGTTTATAACGTTCTCCACGTCGCCAAACGTGGGATGCGTAAGCACGCCCCGCTCGCCGTCTTCCAGCACATGCAACAATGCGTCGCGGCGGATGTAATAGTTTTCGTGCGGGATAATAGCGATCAGCGTAAACGATCGGGGGGCGCGGCCCTGCCGTTCGATCGACTGTTTATCGGACCCAGGGAAATTGTATTTAATCAGCCGATTGCCGCCGGTGGTGGGCATGTCTTCGAACAGGAATTCGACGCCCTTGTACTTGGCGGCCTTTAGCTGAATTATGTCGCTCACGGCGTAACCATCCCCACGTCGGTGCGCCGCGTGCCGGAGCTGGAAACGATCGGGCCGGCGGTCTGTTTAAGCCCCTGGTCTAGCCCAACGTTTACGCCCACGTCGACACGGGATTGGGCCAGAATCGGCTCCGCGTTCGTACCGCTAAATTCGGCTTTAATGGCCTCGATATCAAACTGGCTGAAATCCATGGAAACAACCGCGGCGATCAATTGGCCGAGAATAGCACCGACCCCGGACAGCCCCCGGATTAACAAATCCAGCGTCGTGCCGATTACCTGGCCGACCAGCTCGCCTATGTTTTGAAACTCCATCAAACTCGTGGCCGCTGCGGAGTCGCCTCCAAATAGCTCCACGACGACCGCAGCCGCCTTTTTGAAATCGTCGACAAGCTTGGTCAGGGTCGGCCCGAGGGTACGCTGTATCGCCGCTGAGAAGCCCGAAAAGAAGGCTTTTACTTTGTCCCAATTCTTGATGATAAGGAACGCAGCGGCCGCCACCAGCGCCGCTATGCCGATAAGCGGGAATAAGACCGGGCCGATTATCGCCCCGACGGCGACAAGACCGGCTTGCAGCGCCGGCAATATCATCAGAAAACCGCCCAGCGCAATCAACAGCGGCCCGACCACCGCCAGTACGGCGCCCAGAATGAGAATCACTTTTTTAGCGCCCGGACTTAATTCGGTTAACGCGACGGCCACCTTCCGGATAATCTTGGTGACTTTCAACGCCACCGGCAGCAGAATTCGCCCGAAACTTTCCTTCAAATCTATGATCCGGGCCGAGGTAATCCGCTCTTGATTCGCCAGGTCGTGCTGTGTCCGGGCAAAATCGCCGATCGCGTTTTTGGACTGTTCAAGCGCCAGCGACAACGTCGCGTTGGCTTTAGCTTGACGCTCAGTAGCAAACCGCATGCCCTGCGACCTTTCCAACGCCACGCGTTTTTTCACGTCTTCTTCAAGAATTGCAATACCGAGAGTTTTTAACGATTCGCGCTCGCCGAGGAGGGCTTTTGTCAGGGCCGCACTTGCCCCCTCGGCGCCGCCGGAAAAATTGGTAAACGAGGCAAGGTCGACGGCCAGTTGATTTACTCGCGTAGACAAATCAAGTGTCGCGTCTTGGCTGAACCCAAAGCCGGTCAACAAGTCGCCGGTGTCGCCTAGAAGCTTTCGGGCTTGTGTGCCGGCTAAACCGTACCCAGCGGCCAATTTCTCCGCCGCCGCCTCGGCCTGCGGCCCCATGGCGTTGAACACCGTCGCGAATTTCGACCGAGTTTCCTGTGCGTCTCGGGCCGCATTTTTGAAACTTCGGGCCGCCAACGCAAAGGGCAACGTGAACCCGACGGTCATAGCCGCGCCGGCGTTCCGGATACGCTGCCCTGCGCTTATAAACGCCCGTTTGGTTTTTTCGATGGCCACGCGCATTTGCCGGGAGGTCCGACGTATCTGCCGGCCGGCCGCCGCAAAAGCGTGCTTCGTTTTATTAATCGCCGCACGCATACCTTCGGAGGCAGTCTTAACGCGGCCGGCCACCTGCACGTATTGTTCGCGGGCTTTGATGATGTATTGAACAACAAAGGACTTATTAGCCATGCTGTTTTTTTATCTCCTCGCGAATGGTGCCGGCGTGTTTGTTTAATTCTTGGACCCTCTCCATAGTGGCGCCTTGGAGATAATCCATACTGATCGACCCCTGAAAACTGTAGGCGAGCCGACTTAAATTCAATTGATAGTCCGCGCCGCCTACTACCATCAATTGAGTATAAAATTTGCCGTATATACTCCGATCATCTTGCGCAAGTCGCGGTGGTCCATCTTGTCCAGCGTGTTGGCGGTCATTTTCTTTTCGGCCCCCATCATCGCAACTTCTTTAAACAGTTCGCGAAAATGCAGAACCAATCTATTCATATCGACGCCGCTGCCGACCATCATCGAAAGTATGGCGTCGCCGTCCTGCTCAACGGCCTCGTCTTCGGCCTCTTCCTCTTCGCCTGCCTTCGACTTTTTGGCCGCCTGCGCGGCTTCCCGTGCTTCGGCGACCGTATCCGCGTCGAGAAGATCGGCCATCTTAAGGACGCTCGACTGCACCATGGATTCAATGGCGCAACATGTGTGCGAAACCTTGCCCGTAGGCGGCAGCAGCGCAATAAAATTGCACTCTATCTCCACCCCCGAACCGTTCGCGTACTTGAAAGGTTTTCTTACTGGAAAATGTATCGGCTGTTGCATTTCGAACGCCCCCGTTCTGTTAGAAAAAAAATATTAACTAGCGATTAACGGCGCCCCCATAAATTCGATGGCGACTTTACCTTCGTTCTGGATTGCCTTGTCCGGGTCGTTGACCATGATGGCCTGCGTCAGCGTTCGACCGAGGCGATTGCCGGCCGGGTCCGTGCCCGATACCCGAACGACGCGGCCGGCGCCGAGCGCTTTAAAATCGCGCGCCAGATTCATAGACGAAACGGACGCCGGCATTTCAAACTTAACCTGGCCGACTTTCGTCGTCACGTCTTCGCTGATTACCGGAACAGAGCGACCGCCGTTCGTGGCGCCTTTAACGCTGGACGTTCCTTGGCCTTCCACAATAACCAGCGTGTTGCCCTCGACGGTTACGGTCTCGTCGTCCACTTCGACCGAAGCGTCAACCAATATGACTTCTTGATTCGCCATGATGTTATTATACCTCGAAAGCTACGGCCAGGTCGTACGTAATGCCGCGCAACTGTACGACGATGTACAGCTTGGCCGACACTAAGAACTTCCCGGTCACTGGATTGAGCGAAACCACTAAGTTTTCGCGGAAAAGTTTGTCAAAATCGACGGTCGCACCCTCGATCGATCCCACGCCGGTATTAACCAGGCCCAGGTCGCCCAGGTCGGAATTAAGTCCCGCGACAAAACTCGCAATAGACGCCTCGTTCGCAGAATCCACGCCACTAATCAGCGCCCCTGAAGTCGCCCGGTATTGTGGGTATTGTGACCGAGTATTGTTTACGATGTATTCCCGCGCCGCGGTTGACGTATCGACGTAATTCAAGAAACCAAACGTCGGGTCGGGGTTACCGGCCGAGTCGGTTTTATACGTCGTTACCACTTCGCCGGCGATTACCGCGGTGTTCGCCCGGTTGGCGTCAATCACCCAACCACCGGCGGCAAGCAGCGCCTCGACTTCAACATCGGTGAACGTGTCGCCGCTGTCCGGCACCAAACAATCCGGAAACGGGGTATTAAAATACGGCTTTGAATTCTGCCACGGGCCACCGAATGAATCCTGCGCGGAACGCGAAATAACCAAACCGCCAAGCACCGCCTCGTCGGTGCGCCGCAGCGCCCGAATCGCGGCAAATTCTGCCGCTTTAACGAACGGCACTTCCAGCACGCCCGGCCCTTGGTGGCTGTCTTCTGCGATAAGCTTATCAACCATAACGCACAGACTGTTGCTGTTTAACCCCCCCAGCGCGCTCAAATGATTGGCGTATGTGTTGGTCATGCCAACAAACGCCCGTCCGTCCAGTACATTGTTCGTCACGTTAAACCGAGCGTCGAGAAAATCGGAAACCTCGGCGGTGTCTTGGTCAAACTGCCAGACGATACCCTGGTATCGGTTGCTGCCGATGACATCAAGCACACCCGCTAACGTCGGGTCGGTCGCGCCGCCAGCCATCGGCGTTATTGTAATAGCCGAAAGAGTGCCCTCGACTTTAATTCCTATAGTATTGCCAAACGTGCCTGCGTTTTTTGCAGTTAATTCTACCACGCCAACATTCGCAACCGCCGTCACAAGACTAGTAAGGTCTGCGTTAATAAGCGCCGCTAAAACGGTCGCGCGGTTGGCCACACCCTGTCCCATGCCGGCCGAATAAGTATTAAACTTTTTAGATCCAATGGAAATTGTAGTATTGGGGGGCGCAGTAAGGAAAGTTATCGCACCGGTTGCGGCCACGCCGGCGCCATCATCATCTAAACCAATCGCGTCGATTTGAGTCGCAGGGTTACGGCGGCGCGCACGACGAATAGCCGCCGCTAAAGGCGAATCGGCTCCATAAAGCGTATCCTCGGCCCCATCGTTACCAATGTTTGAAGTTAAGGCTCCGCTCACAGCGGTACCAAGAACGCCATTTTGCTGCCCGACAAACAAAAGTCGCTCAGGCGTTAGACCGGCCGTAACACCGGCGGCCCGTAAAGAGGCCGTTACTTCTGGCTGTGCTATAGGCATTTATTTGTCCTCTTTTTTAGACGATTTATCGGGCAACGGAGGGGCGGCTTTTTCCGGCTTAATCTCCACGCACCCGTCAAGTTTAGAATCTTTCAGACGGTTCCGCCACTCTCGGTTAACCGGCACGCCTTTTTTGCAGGCTACGGCAACTGTTCCACCGGGAGCCATGCCTAAGCTTTCCGCCAGTGCGGCGTTTTTAACAGTAATATTCATCGTGTTCATGGTATCGGCTCCTGGTCTAAATCAACGTCGGCGAGCAATTCGCCGGTTCCGGTATCAATGGGTAAAGTATACTCCACATCGCGCATTGCCACATTAACATCTGCGCCCACCATGTCCTCGCGGCAGAGCTGGCTCAACTGCTCGAATGTTACCTCGTGGGCGTATATTGCTTTGTTTTTACCGAGGCCATCCGAATAAGCAAAAACGCCGTGTCCTGTAAAAGTAGCACGGTATTGGCTATAAGTGAATCCTGTGTCGAATTTGGCGCGCAAAACGGCCTTAAAAATGGCAGGCATAAACTCCGCCTCGACCCGGTCCCGCGCCGCTGAGCCGGTCAAATCGTCGGTTACGTTCTGGATAATATAAACGGCAAACGGCTGTATCAAAATAGGCGTGTAGGAATACTCCCCCACCGTTGAGCTGGCCGCGTCCGTTTCTTCGTTACGCTTCTTGCTTTGCGTCACGTCGCCGAGCTGAACGACAAGCTGGTCGTCGTTGATGGCCTGTTTCGTGTAAACGTCCCGCAAATACTGCTCTATGTCCAACACGGATAGAATCCGGATGCTGATTTGTACGCTGGCGCTCGTAACCACCGGGTCGAGTGGGTAAGCAACCGGCAAGACGTAGTCGAACGTATCCGCGCCGAGATTCGTGGCAGGAAATAGTCCGTTAAAAAGGCCACCGTTTGCGTTCTCGACGATAGGCGTGCCGCTTATTGTCGTGGGGCCGCTATCTGTCACGGCGATAATCAGGGCGCGACGGTTCGTAACTTGTAACAACTGAAACGCGCCGTTAAATCCCGCCTCGTTCGCCCCTGATAGGGTTATTGTTTTCCCGCCAGCGGCGATGTCCCGGGCCGATAAAGTCAAGTCATGATCTTGTAAGGTTTCAAATACCGCCTGGCTTCCGGTTCGCAAAAAAGACGCCGTGTCGATGGCAACCGGCGCGTCTACGCCGTTGATCGACACGTTTTGCCCGGCGACAAGGCCGTGGGGCGTCGCCGTTGTTACGGTCGCAGTCGTTCCCACAACCGTTATACTCGACACGCCGACCGAATTACTGAATCCCGACGTATACAGCGGAATTACTGCGGCCAGTTTATCGACAATATCCTGCGCCCTCATAGCCGGTCCTCGATGCTGGTTGTCAGATTCCGGATAATGTTCCGCTCGCTGGCGCCCACCGCATTACCAAGGCCGGGGCGCGGCTTCATGCGACTGGTGCCGAGCTCCAAAAAGACGGCATAAGCTACAGTATCCCCAACGGTCAATTGGTGGGCGCCGTCAACACTAAAGTCAAACCCTTTGCGATACGCGCCTGTGCGGTTCGCGGGGGTTTGACCGGGGGCGGATGCGCGATGACGGCGCCCTCTACCTGCGCGGTCCCGCCGAATGTACAGGCGACCGACTTTATCTTTTGCCAACACTTGCCGGCTGAATTCTGCCTTAATATCTTTACCAGACAGCCACAGTCCTTTTTCAACGCCAAACCGCGTACGCGCGGCGAGATTTTCCATCGACTCGAACGCCGGCTGCCCGCGTACCTGGCGAATATCAAGCTTGATTGACAACTTTGCTATCCTCGCCGCGTTCGGTACACATGAGTATCAACGTCGTGTAGCTTTCGTTGCAGTTTTCGACTGTCAAAATTTTAAGCCGCTTTGTTGTGCCGGCGCGCCGCACCCACACTTCGGCCGTCACGTCGGCGCGATACGCCAGGGTTACTTTGTGCGTTACGACTCGCTCGACGTTTGTGCCGTCAAACACCGTGACGCCATCAACCGTGCAAATAATAGCCCGGTCAGGATCGGCGCCAATGGACACGAATACTTCCGACGCCTGGCCGTTTATGACGCGCATGTCGCGCGATTCAAACGTGACGTTTTTGCCGTATTTGATTAAATTTCGGGCCAAAAGTGACACTATGCGTCACCGTGGGAGCCGATCGAGAAGATACCGGCGGGCCGCTTATCGAATTCCACCACGCAACCGCCGGAGAGCGTGTTGGCCATTTGGCCGAACGGCGTACCCATAACGCCCTCGCCAAATGTAAAACCATACGATACTGAGCCGACGCCGCACGGCGACTTTTCGGACGATAGGGTTAACGTGTTCTCGGTAACGGCGGCGAAATGTGCGGACAAATAAAGCTCCACCTGTTTCAACTCGGCGGCGGTCAGTTCGTCGCCGCAGCCGGTTTCAATGCGATCGACAATAGTCGTCGCGGCCGCAATAGCTGCCTCGATCTGTGGATCGGTAAGCGCCGTACTGGCCGGCAGAATAACGCGGACTTCTGTAGCGGTAACTCGCATTGCCTTGGCTCCTGAAACCTACGGACAAAGAGCCGCCACAGTGGCGGCTCTTTAACGATTAACCGTCAAGCGCCGCCCGTTCTGCGTCAATAGCCTTTTGCGTGTCGTCCAGCGCTACGTTTTGCTGTGGCGACAGGTTCGGCGTTTGCCGCGCCTTATCAAGGGCGGCTTGGCGTTTATCAAGGGCGGCTTCGGCCGCAAGGCGTTTCTCTGATTTCGCGCCGACCTCGACCGGCGGCACTTTCTTCGGGTCGCGGGTGCGGCCCAGTTCGTCCAGGCGTTTTGCCGCTTCCGGCGTCAGCATGATTTCAGCGCCCACTTTCATGCGCTGGAGCTTGCCGCCAACCGATAGGTTTAACTTAGGATGTACAACGATTCGTGCTACTTTTTTATCCGCCACTTTGAAGCCCTCCGACATGTTAGAAAATATGCCGCCCCGGTTAAGAGGCGGCACAAAGGGGAGTTATTAAGCTTGAGCGAACAGCGCGCAGGTATTACTTGCGAAATCTGTCCGAACCTCCCAGCCGATAGCGCCCCACACTACAAACTCATAGTTTGAGTTATACACGGGGCGGGGCATGGCTACGGTATTAAGTCCCATGCCGACAATCGGACGAACTGAGCTGCTGCTCAACGGAAACGCCATCAACTCGTTACCCGACAGCTTCGAGCTGGTTTTGATGGCCGCAACGCCCATCAATTCCGCCAATTCCTGCATGATGATTTTGGCATCATACTGCGCAGAGAATTTACGCTCGAAGTTTGCCGCGATTTCCCGGCTGACGTAGTACGTCGCGTCTCTTTCACAATTATTCGTGATCCAGAGAGCGTTGCGCACCAAGATAAACGCCGCTTTGATCGCTTCGCCGGTTTGCGCCGTGTCCGTAAAATCAAAGTTCAAACCGCCGGCGCCCAAATCGACCTGCTCGACGCGTGAATCGTTGCGCATACCAGCCCAGCTCAGGCCGTCAACCACGATAGCGTTGCCCTGGGTGTCAAGATGACCATCCAGAAAGCTATCCGCCAAATGCCGGCGCAACGTTGCGACCGACTCACGTTGGTCGTCAATCAGAGCGTCGAACCCTTCGGAGGTCTGTGCGTTCCATTCCCGCCAGTTACGGAAAAAGCCCGTATCGTGGACAGGGACAATAGAGCCGTCATAGGCGAACTCGACCTGGTCCATCTTCACGCCGATTTGGCCCGTCATAGACGATTGCGCATGACCCGCGTCGGACGCCTGCCGGAACTTATGCACCAGCTTGCCGATGCTAACGGAACGCGACAGGGGCAGCAGATCATTCAAAAACGTGTCGCCGTCGTCCGAGCGAAAACGCTCGACGGTCACGTTATCGAATTCCTGGTACACGTCGCGCGGAATCAGCCCAGCGTTAACAGCCAAATCCGAACCGAGTGCGGCCCGTACTTGAGCGGCTAAGCTCTGCTCGTGCGCGTTGGTCAGAATTCGGGTACGGTTAACCTCGTCCCACTGTTCACGACCGGCGCGGCTATTACCGATAATCTCTTGCTGTAAAAGCATAGCTGCTTTCCTCCTTAAACTACACGAACGCGGACAAGCTGCGTCGCCGTGGTGGTTACGATCTCGTCTGCATAGCACAGGATTTCTACTGTGCCATCGGTCGCAGCGATGACCAAGGCGCCCGGCGTTGCCGCCGAACGAGTAAGCGCCGTGCCTTTAACCAACGCCTGGCCGGTTACGACCAGAACGTTCAGGAACTCACCGGAACGGGGGCGAATCGCCACCATGTTTTCGTTGAGTGTCCAGGCGTCGTCGACGGACTTGCTGCGCGCTTCGTCCTTATCGGCAACCAGCAACGGTTTGCCAAAGACGGTCGCGGCGTCGTCCATCAACTCGAATCCCGCCGACGCGGCCGCATAGTCCAACACGGCGCCGGGCGATGCTACTTCCGTACATACGCCCTCTTCGTGCAACGGCTTGTGGTTCGCGTCATCGGCGGGACCAACAAAAATAACTCTTTTTCCAATAGGCATTTTGGCGATCCCCTCTTATTTAGGCATTTCCAGCGGTTCAAAGCTGGATTTGCCACCGTTGACGACGGACAACGCAGGGATACCGTACGCAGGCGCACAGTTCGCGGCCAATTCTTTGAGCGTTTCCACGCCCAATTTCTTGGCGGCCTCTACGTTAATGCCGGAGTACTTTTCGCTATTGCCGACAATATCGGCCAGGCGGTCCAGTTCCTCGGTGTCCCGTTGATTGATCTTTGCTTCCAAGCCGCCCACTTTGTCCACCAGCGGCTTAATGGCATTAGCGACAACGTCAGCGATGCCCGCCTTGTCGTCGTCTGCGCCAGTGCCGTTGCCAGAAGCCGCGGGGGTTTGAAGCGCGTTGTATTTCGCCAACAGCTCGTCGTCGCTAAGACCATCGGTCTTAATTCCGGCGGCTTTAAGCGCATTTACGATCGCTTCTTTCATTGCGTCACCTGCTCGGTTAGTTATAGGAACATACGTCACGTCACGGCTCACGGGAACCGGAACGCCAACGATTTTTGCCACTCTGCCGTCAAGTATATACGTAGCAGAGAATAATTGCTCGTCCGACTCAAACACCACGGTATTGTCGAATATATCCAACACCCAATCGCCTTTCAGCGGAGGCTTAGAAATAGCCGACTGTAGCGCGTCGCGGATTTCGCTATGGCTCATGGGTTCCGCCCCGCCAAAGTCTATATTGATGACGTTTTCATGTACATCGAACTTGTCGCCCTTGGAATTCACGCCCATACCGACGCCCTGCGACGGCTGCGCGGCCCCTACGGAATCAAGCAAAATGGCGTCGTGGTCGAATACCATTTCGCGCGCGATCCATGTGTATTCCTGGCCGACGGCGTTGACTTTCGGGGCGTCCAGCACTTCAACAGAGACAAAAACCCCCGTAGATGTATGAATCGGCCGGGGGTCTGAATTCGTTTCCAACTCGCTGACCCGGTCCAGCAATCGCCGGCCGCGGTCTGTTTTCCGGGCTTCCTGAACGTTGATAACCTTGTCCAGATTAACGCGGCCGTTCTCGCGCTTCACATTCTGATTGAACGCGCCGGCATAATAGTTATGCAGGGCGGTAGGATCGGCAGCAGGGATAAAGTTACCGTCGGAATCTTGCGGGTGCTCGACCGGCGCCAACGTGCGTTCCAAAGTCTTAAAACTCTTGTCGATTTCTTCGGCCGGATACAGGCCGCCGTTCATGACGATGTCATCCGGCAGGGTGCGGGAACTGATAACTATATGCTCGACGCCGTCTATAGCCACGCGGCGCACGGCGTTACGATTTACCCGGGTAGAGCAATGGGCGAGTATACGTTTACGCTTCGACATAGTTTATCGTCCTCAATTTGGGCCTATCTTTAGCCATTTTGGCTTATAAATCAAATTTTTCGCGCTCGACGCGGATTTCTTCGTGCAATTCTACATCAATTACGTTGCCTTTGTTGTCAATAAGCACCGAGCGCGTGCTGCAGTGGCAGTTAATCCGGTTCGTGCCGCTGTCCCACCACTGCCGCTGCTGCGCCACGGTGTAGGCGTTCCCATGGCGCGCTACATGATTGTGCCGGCTGGTGGGTATCAGCGCCGACAAGTGCAAGACCCCGGCCCGCATGCCTGTAACCTTAGCCGCTATTGTCGTCGAGTCAAGACGCGCATCGTTGTACGCCTTGTTTACTTCGGTGTTGGCCGTCCGCGCGGCGCTGGTGCGGGACACGTCGAAGCGCTCGTTTATCGCTTTCGATATGTCCGTGGGCGTTTGGCCCGCGGCGATCCCGGCATTGATAACTTGCACGACCTGGTCGGAAGTTCGATCGCTCAGCGACTTGATGCCGGCAAAATTCCGCACGTATACCTTGTTCAGTGATTCCAAATATTCCTGAGATTGCAACACGGCGCCGACTTCCAGCCGTTGAGTCATAACGCCGCGAACCGTCCGGGTGCGTATGAGCTCCGCCGTTACGAGCTGGTTAAATTCTACGATTTCTTCGGCGGTGCCTTGCCGGTACGCCGGTTCGACGACGCCCTGCCACCACCAATTCGGCGGCATGCGATTAAATTGTGTCTCCAGTAGCTCGTCGCCGATCGTGCCCCGGATTTGCCGTTCCAATTGTTCCAGCTCGTCGGACGTAATCCGATAGTCATACACCGGAACAACCCGGGCATTCGAAATAACCGCTTCCTGCCGGCGCGTCCGTGGAATGTCACGAAAAAGCCGCCGGACGGCGCGTTGCGCAACCGTCAAGCGGTCACGTAACAGCCGGGTAGCGCGACGGCGGTTATTACCCTGGCCGGTCGGATCGCTGGCCATGCGTTACTCGGCGTCTGGGCCAATGTCGTTTTCGTCGGGGGGCAACTCTTCGCCTTCTTCCAGCTCGAATCCCGCCTCCTCGCGTATCTCTTCGCCAGTAAACGGCACGGTCCCGCCGGACAGAAACACCTTCTGGTTAATGTCGGCCATTTTATCGGCGTTGGCCAGCTTCTCGTCGCTGGACGGCGCCAGGGCGTCGGGCCACTCCACCGAATACTCGCTGGCCGGCAATATGCCGAAACGTATCAGCCAATCAACCGCCGCCCGAACTATGTCGGTGCCGAAATCCAACCGCCGCGCCTGGACCTGGCTCAAAAACCCGCGCGTGTCCTGGTCGCCGGCCAGCCGGCCCGTCTGGTTGCCGATCAATACTGACGCCGGGACATTGGCGCCGGCGGAAACATCATACAGCGCGTTCATAAAAAATTCTTTCGGATTGGTCAGCCGTGAGTCGAGGGTTTTCGCTTCCATTCCTGGCGTCCACATCGCCCGGCGTGAACGATTCTGCGCGAACTCGTCGTATTGCTCGTTAAATTTGTCAAGCAGCGCCTTGTTGGCTTTGGCGCTCGCGGCGTCCTTAAGATCAAACACGATAGACTGCGCGGCGTTTTTATAAAACCCTTCCCCGCCGCCGCCGATGATTTTGCGCAAGTCCATCAGGGAGTTATACACGGGCTCCAAACACGAAACGCCGTAAATATTGGAATTGTCCGAATCCTCAGACGCAATAACAACGCGGCTCGGGTGAATGTTGAACGAGCTGTTCGCCCGTTCGTTACGATTGCCCGCCGACCCGCTGTTAAATTCGTACATAGTCGGCATGCCATAATCGTCCGCCTTAACATCGTCCTGAGTGGTGGAAACTTTAAGCTGCCCCTCGTACAGCGGAATCATATCGACCAGCGCGGCCAAGCCCCCCAGCTTACCGGCGATCGGCTCTTTCGGATTTTTGTTGTCGCGCACGCGCATAAACAAACCGCCGTACCGGCCGACGCGTTGCCGGGTGTCCAGCCCTTTCAGCCGGCGCCACAGGCCCAGCTTTTCGACCAGCCGTTCCAGTTCGCCGTTGAATTTCTCGGAACCTTCGACAATCGGTTCGTCGAGCCACGTTTGGTCCGGGTAGAGCTCCACGACGCGTGTCGCTATGCCGAAGCGCCGGTACATGTTCCAGAAATTAAAGAAACTGAGCGTCGCCGGATAGCCGAAATCCAGATAGATATTGTGCAACGTGTCGGCCCAGTCGTACCCGCCCGAAAGTACCGACGCCATCCGCTGCCGTATGCTGGCGTCTTGCGTGTTGGCGGTAATCATGTCGCGCATCGATTCAACCAATTCGCTAACTTCTTGTTGTGTGTAGGTTTTTTCGCTCATGAGTTACCCTCTATGGCCATTTCTAACAGTTGCTCGAGACTCATTTCCCCGCCGGCCAATTCTGTCAGCGCGTAGACGATAACGTCCAAGCGGTTCGGCGACTTACCGTTGCTTTTGCCGGTCAACGGATCAAAGTCTAGCATTTCTTCCTCGGCGGTGCTCAGGCCGGTTTTATGCGAAACGTACCCCAGCTCGTACAAAGCCGCAATCGGCTCGGCGCGCAGTGTCTTGCCCTTTGTGGCGTGAACGCGAAGTACACGACCCTTAAAGCCGGCGTTCCGGAGCGTATCCACGCACATATCGCCGCCCTGGTTTGTTTCTATCACGATGGCGTCGGCGTCGTGTTCATCGTACGCCAAGATCGCCCGCGCCGCCCACTGGCTGGGCGTGCCTTTGATGGTGTAATCGGCGTCGATGGTAAATTGGTTCTCGGCCTGGTGCTGCGACGCCACGCCGATGCCGTGCTCGTCGCTGTTCGGATTGTTTGACGTTGCCGGATCGACGGCAACAACAGTCCGCACCACCGGCGTGACGAATGTCCGCTCGCGCGCGAGGGCGATTGTTTTTTCTGTCCACAGCGCCGACTCTTCGTCCCGCTTAATCGGCTTTTGCCGGTACTGCGCCCAGTAACGGCGCCGGTGCGCTTTGAGCGCGACTTCGTGCGACTCGTTATGTTTGAACGGCCACAACCAGCCGTCCGCCAGCCCGTGCTCGATCGGTATGCCGTGCGTGTACTCTTCCGGGTAGGGTTCCGTATGGTCCAGCACCACGGACAGGTTCAAGTGGTACCACTTTTCGCCACTGCCGCCGGTCAACAGGTAGCCGGACAAGTCACTCCAGTGTATGCGCTGCATGATGACGATAATCGGCACCGTTTCAATCGCCACGCGACTGGATATCGTCTCGTTGTAGTTCGTGTTGACGCCCTCGCGTATCACTTCAGAATACGCGTCGTCCGGTTTGACCGGGTCGTCGATAATCACCGCGCCGGTAAACTTCTCCGCGTCCATGTGTCCGCCGCGAAATCCGGTAACCTGGCCGCCTGCGGCGGTAGCAGTAACACCGCCGCCTTGCGTCGTGTGCCATATCTCTTTGCTATCAACGTCGTTCTTTGTTTCGATATGCCACATCTGCTGAAACTCGGCCGACTTGACCACCGAACGAACTGCAGCGGAATTCGTGAGCGCCAGCTTGTGCGAATAGCTCAAATGTAAAAACCGTGCCTGCGCATTGACCGCCATGCCGCGCGCCATGTATCCGATAGAAGCCATTTCGGTTTTGGTATAACCGGGCGGCACATTAACAATCAGCCGCGGAATAAACTGCGGATCGCTCGGCGGCAGCATGGTCCGGTCGAGCGCCGCCTGCATGGCGTGGTGGTGCCCGCTTATTATCATCTTCGAATCAAACCGCTGTTTAAAAAAATAGCGGTTAAAATACAGCCCGTCCTCCTCGCACTCGATACGACGGACCAACGTAGAATAGGGGTCTTCATTAACAGTCATCGTGTTCTATCACGTCGCGGCGAATTTGCCGGTACTCTTCGACGGTCAGATCGCTGGCCGCTACTTGCGCGACCATTACCTGGCTTTGTGTCGGGGCGTGGTTGCCGTTCATCCGGTTGATTTCTGACAATGCCTGCACGACGGCTTTCGGGTCGATCGGTACGACGTTGCCCTCTCGGTCGGTCCGATCTTTAAGACACCGCGCCGCCACCGTGGCCAGCAGCTTTTTGATTTCATACACCTGCATGTCGAACTCTTTGGCCTGGCCGCGTTGCCGCTCCAAGATATACATCTGCACGCGCGGACGGCCGAACACCACCGCCGTTTCGCGATGCACGGTGTCGTCTTTCATGTTCTCGGTGTTATAGGCGTGGCGGTACGCGTCGGACTTAACGCCGTACAGGATATAGTGGTCTGCGGCTCGTCGTTCTCGGTCGGTCAGCGCCTGGGCTAAAGTATTAGCTGTCGTCAAAACGCGCCCCTGTGTTCTCGTTCGTGGCTTGCTGTCCAGTAGCTGCCTGCCACCGCCGCACAATCACGTCGACGTATGCAGGCGTTAATTCCATAGTGTAGCAACGCCGGCCGGTTTTTTCTGCGGCTATCAGGGTGGAGCCCGTGCCCCCAAACGGTTCCACACATAACCCCCCCCGGGGCAAACTGGTACGCATTACGCGTTCCATCATTTCGACGGGCTTCGGCGTCGCGTGGCCGTGCCGCTCGTCGCCCACCACCCGCGAAAATTCCCACACGTCACGCATAACGCTGTGGGCGTTGTCGAAATACGCGCGCATGCCGCCCTGTATCCCGTTACCGTGATTACGGTAGCCGCCTTTAATGCCTTCGTAAATTCTGCGCAACTCGGCATACGGCAACAAAAACCGGCCGGGCAAAGCGCCCTGCAGTTTTGCGTAATACTGCTCCGTAATAAACGCCCATTGCGATTTGCTGAACCAACGCGAATACATCCGCACGCCGGTAATTTCTCGGCACCGTGCCGGCGTCAACTGTGCCGCGTCGGCTTCCGCCGCCAGGTACAGGCGCAATTTGTCCCACCCGCCCCAGTACTGGTCGGCATTAACGTTACCCAGAAACTGTTCGCCGAATTGAAAATACAAACAACGCTCCGTCGCTTCGGGATACTGCGTCATAAGAGCGGACGCCATGCCGGGAATGCTTTTCTTGTCCCACACGATTTCATTGCGCAGGGTCAGCGTTTCGCTATCGCCCAGGCCGCCTTTGTACCAGAGTCGCCACAAGCCCGGCGCGTTGCCCCAGATATACGCCGCCGCGGGGTCTGTCAGAAAAGTGCGGTACGTTGCCCACCACTCCATCTGGAACGCGTCGAGCTTTTCGCCGTAAAGATTATCATTTTGCACGCCGTCTTTTTGCTTGCCCATGCCATACGGCGGATCGGCGTGTAGCAGGGCGGCGCGCTCGCCGTGCATAAGACGTTCGACGGCGTCCACCGATGTACTGTCGCCGCACATGGCCCGGTGGTTACCCAATATCCATACATCGCCCTCGACACTAATCGGCGTCTGCGGCGTTTCGGGCACGGCGTCCGGATCGTTGGCTAAAGGCGGCAGCGGCTCCGCCAGTAAGTCATCCAAAAACCGGGTATCAAAGCCGATCAGGTCCACGTCGAAATCAGTATCGAGGAGCGCCTGCACTTCGCTTTTCAATCGCGACATATCCCAGCCGGCGTTTAGCGCGAGCTGGTTGTCCGCTATCACGTAGGCTTTTTTCTCGTCGGCGGTCAGCCCTGCCAGTGTGAGACACGGCACCGTTTCCATGCCCAGCGACGCGGCCGCGCGGAGACGACCATGGCCGGCGATAACTCCGCGTTGCTCGTCTATAAGAATTGGATTTGTAAAGCCGAACGCTTTTATGCTGTTGGCGATTTGCGCGACCTGCGCGTCGCTGTGGGTTCGACTGTTGTTGTTGTCGTAGGGCGTCAAATCGGCCAACGGAATCTGTAATAGCGACATGTGGTCCCCCTGTGGTATCCCCCGATCTTCCCACGGCCACCTTAGAACGTCAATCCTGCCCGCCGTAACGTTTGTAACACTTGTAACGCATAAAATGCCTATTGTAGTAAATAATCATATTCTATACGTATTCCCCCTTACATTTAGCCTTATTTACCACTATGAGGGCTTTTATAGAGTTAAAGTGTTACAAGTGTTACAATGGCGTCAGGGCTGGGCTACTGCCCTATTTCAATGTGTTACAAATGCGTTACGGAAGCGTTACATGTGTTACGCCGATGTGTTACATGTGTTACGTGTAACGCTTCGACGTGTTACGAAAAATAGGGTCATTCCGCGCAAAATATGTGGATTTATTGGATAAACTGTTTAAAATAAGTAAAACCCCAATAAGTAAGGATGCGCGGTATGTCTTATATGATTAACGCTAGTGGCGCGCCGGTACCGGTCGCCCGTCCGCCGGCCGAGGCTTTCAACATTGAAGACTTGGCCGAGTCACTTTCCAAAGTCTGCCGGTTCAACGGCCATTGCCGCGGCTTCTATTCCGTGGCGCAACATTGCGTTTTAGTCTCCCAGATTGTCCCCCATGAATATGCGCTGATCGGGCTGTTGCACGACGCGTCCGAGGCGTATTTGTCCGACCTATCGTCCCCGGTCAAATGGCTTGACGAACTCGCCGGGTATCGACAGTTGGAGAAGGTATACGAAAAACAAGTGGCGCGGCGTTTCGGCTTCCCGGCCACGCTGCCGGATTGTGTTAAGCGCGCCGACTTGACCGCCCTGGCGACCGAAAAACGCGACCTCATGCCGCCGTGCGAGCCGTGGCCAATTCTGGAAGGCGTGGAAACCTTGCCGCTGGTCATCGAAGGACTGGAGTGGTACGACGCGCGACCGCTGTTCCTCGAACGTTACCGGGAGATAACGTCAACCCAGCAAGCGTTGGGCTTTTAATGCTCGCCGCTTTGATTTGTCTGGCGCTGGCGCCCGTGCTTTATTATTGGGAATTATATATTTGACTCCCGAAACAAATAATTTCGGCAAATCACGTAAGTTATTGATAAATCAATGAATATATTTATTACTATATACTTGACTCCCGCACCAAAAGGACTATAATTACACCATCGACAACGTAATTTTAGGAGAAAAACAATGACTACAGCAGCCGAAATTATTCAAGCCAAAGCAGGTGCCGGTGAAGACGCTTTTTTGTGGCTCTATGACTCTGGGGATTGTATTCTCTGGCCCGATAAGGACGGCAATGCAGCAGGTCGGTGGCAAGTCAGTCCCGAGGTAGCCGAAGAACTGCTGGAATCTGGCGAAGTGGACACGACAGCATGAGAGTTAATCCAGTCCACCAATTAGGTGACAGGCTAGTCCATATTGGACTAGCCCGCCTCATTCTTTCGCCGCGAAAATAGGATCAGTCAGCAGGCGATGGAATTTTATATGATCGCCGATGAAATACCGGAGGCCAAAGAATGAACGACAAAATCACAATCAGCCTTTTACAGCTTTTCAAAATGTTCCCGGACCAAGAATCAGCGCGGCTCTATCTTGAGTCGCGCCTGTGGCCAACTGGCGTATGCTGCCCAGTTTGCGCAACACAAGACCGGATCACCGCCAGAAAAAACGGGTATTACCGCTGTAATGCCTGCAAAGAGGATTTCACCGTCCGCACCGGAACCATATTCGAGCGGTCCCATGTGCCGCTGCACAAATGGCTGTACGCCATGTATTTGCTAGTTACCAGCCGCAAGGGCATTAGCTCGCTGCAACTGTCCAAAGAAATCGGCGTCACTCAAAAGTCTGCATGGTTTATGCTCCAGCGGCTCCGCGAGGCTTGCGGGTCCGATATAGATAAACTCGCGGGAGTCAAATATATAATTCCCTTATTATTTTCTAACCGGCGTGGTGCGCGGCTACCAGAACCGCCGACGAACGCTGACCGTTGAACGGGCCGCCGGTCAAATCGCCGATATCGTCGCCAAGATCGATCCGGAGTACCACGGCCAGCTATTCAGCCAAGTCGGCAACCGTCTCGTAGACCGTGGCGTGTTTCATACAGCCGGCGCGTGTTACCGTGTCAGCCTGGAGATATACCCCGATGCTGACTAAAGAACTCACGCCCAAACAGGCCGCCCGGATTCTGGGGGTGTCCGTCATGACGATACACAACATGCTGAACGACGGCCGCATTAAAGGCGCGCGCCGGCCGAACGGCACGTCGATCCGGATTCCGGTCGACCAGATAGACGACCCGCGCGGACGACTGGTTGCACTGCAAGAAGCGTACGACACGCTCGAAGATTTACTCGATACGGCCATCCGCCGCGGCGACCTGGCCAACATTCGTGCATTCCGTGAAGCCTTGATCCAGATTAAACAGTTTTGGAACGACACGTCCGCGATTGACCTTCGGGACGTGCTGCGCGTGTTGATCGACGCGCCGTCCGACCGTCTGCCACTTGCAAAAATTATAACGGTGCTGGGAGAAGCGTTCGAGTGCAATTAGCCAAAGAGATAAAAGCCGCCGGGCTGGGCGCGTTCCCTTGCCGGCTCCAATACGATGCGGCGCGCAATAAATGGTCCAAACACCCGGTTACCGTTAACCATGAACCCTGGGCGGTGACCGCCCACCGGCACCCCGACGACCCGGCCGTGCCATGGGGCGGCTGCGAAGTACTCGGTATACCGGTTCCCGCCGGCGTCGTCGTTATCGACTTGGACACGTACAGGCCTGGCTGCACCACTGAGCTGGCCGACGCGCTGTTTGGCGGCAGCCTGCCGTGGGCGGCGGCACTCATTCAAACGACCATCGGCGGCGGCTCGCATTACGCGTTCCGGCTGCCGGACTGGCCGGTTAAGCAAGGCTCAAATTTTGGCGGCCCGGGTAGCGGCATAGACACCCGCGTAGCTGGCCGCGGTTTTATCTGTTCCGGCGGCGGCTACACGCAGGCGAACACGTTCGGCGTCCTGCGACTGGCATACCCGGACAGCCTGCCGGTGTTGCCAGAATTTACGCGGCCGCTGCTTGAACAGCTCGAAGCCGTGGCGCCTGCCGCCGCGCCGCCCAGTGAAAACGAACGCGACCTCGACACCCTTACCGCCGCGCTGGCGTTTATAGACCCGACCGAGCGCGACACCTGGCGCGATATCGGTTTTGCGCTTAAGCATTATTTTCATGATGACGCGGCGGCCGGGTTTGAAATATGGGACCGGTGGTCGGCCGGCCAGTTCTGGCCCGACGGACAGCCGGCCAGCTACGCGCCCGACACACAAATACCACAATGGAACAGTTTTAAGGCGCAACGCGAAGGCGCCACGATTACCGTCGGCTCGCTGTTTCATATGGCTATTCGCGCGGGCTGGCAGCCGCCTGCAAGATTCGATACTGCAGCGGCATTCGGAGCCAACGCCGCGCCGATGTCCACGTTCAACGGTTTGTTGGAACGGATAATGGAATCCGGGGCGGACAGCCGCAACGTCGAGGCGATCATGCGGGAAATTGCGGCGTCCGGGTGTAACCGAACGCAGGCGCTGTTGCTGCGTAACGAATTGAAAGCCAGCCTCAAAGAGGCCAAGCTGCTCGACAAGGATTTATCGGCGGCCATCGATCAAACCGTAACGCCAAGACAAGCCACACCGGACGGGCTGTACACAAAGAATCACGCCGAAAATGCCGCCCTGTTTTTAAAGACCCACTACCCCAACGACACCCTGCTCCGTTCAAATGAAATATGGTACGCATTCAACGGCAAATGCTGGGTGGAGCTCGACGACGCCACGCTAGACCATCAGATCACCATGGCGATGATTGCCTCCCGTCCGCAACGTTCGACCGTCACGGGCACATACGGCACGCTAGGCAGCATGACACACGTCGCCGGCGTCGCCATGAACGAGAACGCGCCCAGTAATTTGATTCTGTTTCAAAACGGCATATTAGATTTGTATACCGGCGCGCTGCTGCCGCACAACAAAAAGCACTACACAACCCGCATCGCGCCTTATAACTACGACCCGTCCGCGCAGGCGCCGACGTGGGTGGCGTTTTTAAACGAGATATTCGAAGGCGATCAGGAACGCATCGCCCTACTGCAGGAATGGTTCGGCTATATGCTGGCGCCCAGTTACGAGTACCAAAAAATTATGCTTTTAATCGGGCCGACGCGCTCCGGCAAGGGCACCCTCGGCCTGATCCTGGCCGACCTGGTGGGCCACGACAACTACTCCGGCGCCAGCCTTACGTCGTTCAAAGATGACGATTTCATAGACAGCCTGCGCACCAAGACCGTCGCGTTCAGCGGCGACACCGCCAAGAATATCAGCCGCAACCATATCGACACGGTTGTCGAGCGGATAAAGAAAATCAGCGGTAACGACTTCATAGATTTTAGCCGGAAATACAAATCGCGCATGGCGTGCCGCGTGCCGGCGCGCATTACCCTGGCGTCCAACTATATCCCCCGGCTGTTTGACGACGCCGAGGCGCTTTCGAATCGGTTGTTGGTGCTGCCGATGGATGTCAGTTTTGCCGGCCGCGAGGATACCCAGCTTATCAACAAATTAAAAACCGAAATCAGCGGCATTGCGCTGTGGTCGTTGCAAGGGCTGGCGCGGTTAAACCGCCGCCGGGCGTTCACGCTGCCCGAAGCCAGCAAAAACGAAATGCAATACATTGCAGAAATGTACAGCCCTCTGCGCGCATTTGTCGACGCTGTTTGTGAATTCCACCGCGAGGAGGAAATAACCACCAGCACAGAGATATACGACGCATACCGCGCGTGGTCGCTGGCCGAAGGCGAAGACAGAATACTGCCGCGCAAAACGTTCGTGACCGCTTTCCGTGATATTTCACGTGGCAAAGGCTGCGGGTACGGTGCGCACCGTCGGAATCTGGATATCGTCCGAGGGTTCCGCGGCCTGGCGTTACGTCCGTTCAAAAGCGTAACCACTTCCGCATTCACACCGGCGCTGGTTAAATGAGCAAACAGTCGAAAAGAGGCGCTGCCAAAGCCCTCATATTTTACGCTGGGCTGCTTTCGGGGGCGGCCATTATGGCGGCTGCGGCCGATCGATTTTTATTTGCGGCGGGACTTCTTGTTGTTGTTGCAGGGTTCATATCCATTGCCGAGGCTTTGGATAAATGAGCAGCGCCATAATTTCTGTCGACGGAAGGTATCGGTATTGGCTTACCCGGAACGTCGGATCAAATCACCGGGTTTGCGTATTCATTATGCTGAATCCCTCGACGGCAAACGCCGAAGAGGACGACCCGACTATCCGGCGTTGTGTTGGTTTTGCCCGGCGATTTAATTGCGGCAAGCTCTTTGTGGTTAATCTGTTTGCATACCGTGCGACAAAACGAAAAGACATGCTGGCGGCGCGCGATCCCGTCGGCGAAGACAACAAGCACTACGTGGATTTGGCGTGCCTTGCGCTACGCCATACCGGCGGCGTTTTAATTTGTGGCTGGGGCACCGACGGCGGTCACATGGGCCAATACGCGGGCGCCAAACAATGACAGCATACTATAACGAAATAGACCCGAAAAAAGCCGAGTGGCTGCGTATTCTTATCGCGGCCGGCCACATCGCAAAAGGTGTAGTAGATGAACGATCAATACAAGATGTCCTGCCGTCAGACCTCGACGGATTTATCCAGTGTCACTTCTTCGCCGGCATTGGTGTCTGGTCGTATGCCTTGCGGCTCGCCGGTTGGCCCGACGATCGCCCCGTCTGGACCGGCTCGTGCCCGTGCCAATCTTTCAGCCTCGCAGGCAAAGGAGAAGGGTTTGATGACAAGCGGCACCTTTGGCCCGCCTGGTATTGGCTCATCCAGCAGTGCCGCCCTCACGTTATCTTTGGCGAACAGGTTGCAAACGGTATCGCAAAAGCTTGGCTCGATCTTGTTTGTACTGACCTGGAAAACGACGCCTTTACCGTCGGGACGATTAGTGCCGCGGCTGGCGGCTTCGGCGCACCGCACGCCCGAATGCGAACGTACTTCGTGGCCGACGGCAGCAACCCGCGATTGGAAGTCGTCGGCCAGCAACCAACACGGGAAGAACGCGCGACCTCGTTCAGAGGTCGCGCGGCTTTCAGCGTGGCCAAGCCCCATGAAGAACAGCCACACGGGGGCCGGGACACAAGGGCGCGAGGGAGGGTTGAATCTACAAACCGCCGCCACCACGGCGAGCTGGGTGACACCGACTGCGTGCGGCCCGAACAGCCTGCGAGGGAAGGGGCAAGACCCGGAGAAGCGCAAAACAGGGGGCCACGCAGTGAACCTACAGAATCAAGTACGGCTCGCGGCTTCTGGGGCGACTGCGACTGGCTCTACTGCCGAGACGGTAAGTGCCGGCCAGTTGAATCCGGCACATTCCCGCTGGCTCATGGGTCTCCCGAGCGAGTGGTGCGACTGCGCGGTTATGGCGATGCTATCGTTGCGCCTCAAGCGGCGGAATTCATCAAAGCGTACAAAGAGGTAACAGCATGAAAAAAGTCGCCATTATGCTAGACGCCTGGAAATTGAAAATTTTTAAAAAGCATCTGGACGGCGCCAGCTTCTCGTATAAAAAACACCCGGGGCTAACTGCCAACACTCTTACGCTGAAAGTCGAAACGGATGACGTGCCCCGGCTTAAAACCACCGTCGAAGCCGCCCAGCGAGAATGCGCCCGGGCGCGTATGCATTAAGCGGTACGGTATACGTCCACCAGCTCCGAGGCGGTTTGACTTTTCAAAGGGAGAACAAACGGCGTCCAGCGACCGAACCACCGAACGCGCCTCCACATGCCGGTGTCCGGATGGTGCAATACTTGCCAGTTTTTAAAGCTGATTTTCATGGCCATATCTCCGTCTTCAGTTTAAATATAAGGCTGTCCAGCGCGCCTCGGTCCTCCGGCCCCAGCATGTCGACGCCGTAGTCGTAAGCCATGAGTACCGCGCACTCTTCGTGCTGGGTCAATTTTATTTCCCGAATGTAGCGGCCTTTGGTTATGTGGCTGTATTTCTTAAGAGCTGCCGTCGTCATGTCTATTCTCCGAAACGGTAGCTATATTGAAGGCCGAAAATGCCGCCGACCATAAACAGCATTTTTGTTGCGTGCTGGCCGTCGTCCCCGAATTTAGTGTTCAAAGCCAAGCCACCATCGACCAGATAATCGCCGTGCGCCTTGGAAGAAAGTCGGTAGCCGTCGGCCGCCGATAGTTCCGCCGACACGTACATGTTGCTGGTGCTTGAGGCTTTAACGCCGATGGTTATATACCGGGACGTTTCAAAGAAACTATTTTCATAAAAACCGGCGCCGTAATACAGGCCCGAGTCCTCGGCGTGGTATTCGAACCCCACGCCGTAGTTGCTTTGGTTATATTCAGTAATGCCCTCGTCTTCCAGATCAAAGTCGGGGGTGTGTACGTGGAACGAGGCCAGATTCACAACGAGGCGCGTCTCGGCACTGGCGTCGTCAAAACAGCACAATAAAACTGCCATCCAAATAATGCTTTTCATCGTCTATGTTCCTGCGGTAAGGCGGATGCGGTACGCAGCGACCATCCCGGCCCGTGCGCGTTCCATTTCCGCGAGTTTGTTTTTGTCGTTTTCGTTCTGCATCCGCTTTTCTATGATAATGATACGCGTCAGCAGGCTATCGTTATCGGTGCTGCGGGTTTTGATGCGGCGTTCTATGGCTTACCCCCCTCCAAAAGTGCGCTTTCAGCGCGGGAGAACGTGGTGGAGATAACACCGCCGCCGGGGGCGGGGACTTGGCCACGGTTGGCCAATTGAATCCGGGCCAAGGCGACAGGGTCGAGCTTTCCGGCTACGATGGCGGCCAACAGGGCAGAACTGGCGGTAGAAAAGAGGTAGGCCGGGTTTTCATCATCCGAAACATCCTGCTGTTCGGCGGCGTTTATCTGGTCGATGGTGGCGCGGACTTCTTGGCTGTAGGTTTTGCTGTTTTTCATTTTCGGCTCCTTGTTGCTATGGTTAAATAATAGCATACGTTACCGGAAACGCCAGCTATTTAGGGTCTTTTTTCCACTTTAATTGCCGGCGGCAACACGACCACCCGGTCGCCGGTGCGCTGGGCTTTTAGCCAGGCTTTCAGGTTATCGTGCTCCTCGGCCGTGGCGTAGTATTCGCGACGCGTCAGCCCCTGTTTTGCGGCTTTGCTTCGCAGTTTTGCAACTCTTGACGTGCTGGTTTTGGTCATTTCATGCCCCTTTTTAGTTGGTCTATATAATCTCGATAATCTTCCTCAGTCACCGGTCGGCTGTAATGCTCGCAGCCGATCAAAGTGCCCCGGTTGTGCGGCCAGGGTACACCCGGGCACCGGCACGTCAGGCGGCGATTGCGCTTAGTCTGGTACGAATCCAGCCAGAGAGAATCCCGCTTACAGGCCGGGCACCGGGGCCGCCTGGCGTATTGCTCGATCGGCTTGCGTAACGCTCTACGGGCGCCGCAGGGCTTTTTAACCCCGCGGCCCATGTGACTACACCGGTAAAGCATATTGATACGGTTCCAGCTCGAAGGGGAACAGCTCCAGCGTGGCGTTTGCATCCCCCGGCCAGGTATGGTTCGACTTGGCCAGATTCACTTCGGCCGGGACGATTTCCAGATTCCACGGAACGTTCAAGCCGCAAACGCGGGGATGTTTCAACGGCACGATGTGGTCCACGTGCTGGCCGCGCCTGGCTTTTTCGTATATTTCGGCCATGGCGGCTAACTGCTCCGCGTTGAGCCAGGGTGGCGTCGCCCAATATATCTTCGTGTGGTACGCGTACGAACATTTCAGCGCGTAGGACGCGTTGGACAAATCACGATCGGGCGACAGCCACGCAGGCAAAGGCCGGCGTTTCGCTACCATGAGTCTGGAATCTACCGGCCGTCCGCCTAGTTTTATCAGTTTAACTGCGCTTCCATCTCGGCCATACGCTCCATATCGGCCATGGCGCTTTCGTTGTTTTCGTAAAACCCAGAAAACAAAACCGGCAGCTCGGAGCTTTCTTTGTAGATCAGGTACGCCGCCAGCGCGGTATTGTGGAAGGTTTCCAAGGCTCTACCCTGCTCGCCGGCCAACTCTACGACCCAGCCGCCGCGACAGTGAGTTGTATCACACGTATGCCAATCTGCCATATTTAGGGCTTTTGGTTGCCGAACGGCCTCATACACTCTCTGGTGAATATTTTCTATCTTTGGTATTGGTGGCGCCCCGAGTGGTGTCTCCGGCTGACTGTCGGCGCGAATATCCTCCTTTTCGTTTGCAAAATAAAGATTCGAGCAGTCGGAGCAGCGGGAGCAGTCGGAGCAGTCGGAGCAGTCGGAGCAGCGGGAGCAGCGGGAGCAGCCGGAGCAGTCGGAGCAGCGGGAGCAGTCGGAGCAGCGGGAGCAGCGGGAGCAGTCGGAGCAGTCGGAGCAGCCGGAGCAGCGGGAGCAGTCGGAGCAGTCGGAGCAGTCGGAGCAGTCGGAGCAGCGGGAGCAGCCGGAGCAGCGGGAGCAGCCGGAGCAGTCGGAGCAGTCGGAGCAGCGGGAGCAGTCGGAGCAGTCGGAGCAGCGGGAGCAGTCGGAGCAGTCGGAGCAGTTCGTGCAATTTTTGCAATTTTTAAGACTGTCTAATGCTGCCTGCGCGGCTTCTTCGCTGCCGAAAAATTCCACGCTGCACTTATTGCCGTTATTGTCTTCAATCCACGTCTGTTGGTTCATGTTTTTCGTCTCCTATCTTTGGTTAGATTGCTTAACTATTACGCACAGTATAGCATACGTTACCGGAAACGCAAGCTATTTAGGGTCTTTTTTCCACTTTAATTGCCGGCGACCGCCTGGCGCAAAGCCTCAATCGTGCCCTTGTTGGGCACCACCCAGTCGCCTGTGTGCGTCTGTATGCCGTCTTCGGATTCGTGCGGCGTACGGCACCCTCCACCTGGTCGCGCTGGATATGCCAAACGTTGCCGTGTTGTACTCTTCGCTCAAGTAGTCGGCTACCGTATTTTTGCCGCACCGGGCTTCGCTGGTTAAACCTATCATCATGTCGATTACCTCATTGAATTAAGCGCGGCTTCGCGCAGTTCGGGGGGTGCTTTCAGGGCTTGTGCATCACCGGCGGCGATCCCTTGCGCGATGACGCGTAAATTCTTATGGTGGACGGCGTAGCGCATTAACTCGCGGCGCAGTTGCTTAATCGTACCGAAATGGTATTGCACAGTCGGCCCGCTCACTTTTGCATGGGCGGCGATGTTATTTCGGGTCACGTTGGCGAAACCGTCCCGTTCGGCGACGTGCAGTCCGGCGGCGAGAATATCTTGTCTTCGCACGGTGGCGTTCATTCGATTTTGTTTCATAAGTTTATGTCTCCAGCACTAAAACAAGCGTAACCGCCGAGGCGGGTGATAAGAGCGAGCCAGGCAGCCTGCCCGGCCTCCCGGCCTTTCCCGGTATACGTCCAGCCCGGCGGCTTAACTTCAATACTCCCGAACTGTGCGATACGTTTGCCGACCTGATCGGCGGTAATTATTCGCGGTATTGCGGCGATAATATCGGACGACTTGACCCGCTCATTCAGTTTAGCCGAATCGTTGGCCAGCCCGAACCGTATCGGCGCACGGGGGGCGCCGCAGTCCGGGCATTTTGACGGGGTCGCCCCGACATTATTTCGCCAGCCCATCGCGCCGGCATGTGCCAGTTGCAAACGGACAGACTGCTGCGCGGCCGCTTCCGACGTGTGCTCGGCTGAATTCGGCCACGGTAAACCGGACAGCACGCCGCCGAGCTCCGCCGCCGCTTCCGGATACCGCGCCGACCACTCTTCGAACGTCATTCTCCGCCCCACTCATGCCCGCACGTTAAACAACACATCGGTATGGTTTTCGGCTTTTTGCGAACGTGAAATTCGTGGCCGTAATCGGGTACCGTGTTGGTAGATTGGCACTCCGGGCAGGGCGTTTCTTTGTCTGCCGCGCCGGTGTCCGGGTCAGGTTCAAAAGGGCTGTCGTTTGTCATGCCATGTCCTCGCCAAAATGGAGTTGGATTTTGTTCGCCAGGGCGTCAGTGTCCTGCGCGTCCAAGGTAAAGGCGGTTCCAATATCTATACCGAAGCGATGGTAGAAGCGCCGGTGTATTTCACTCATATCGCGGCGCGCAGTTTGGAACCCGACCCACCAGCCCACCAGTTCACGCAACACGCGGCGCCGGTATTTGGCTTCCTGGTGTCGCCTCATGTCAGCGCTGCGACCGATGTGCGGAATATTGCGGGCGATCTGATCGACGGCGTAGTCCTCGTCCGACATATCGGCGGCCTGCATTCTGACAAACAGCGCCGTCATGGCCGCCACGTCGAGCTCCATCAAGTCGCCGTCGACCTGTTCCGGAGCGGCCCGGCCGGCGGGCATTGGTGCGTGGCCGCAATACGGGCAAATTTTATAAAACGCTTCGTACGGCTGAGTGCAGGCGGCACACACACGCTGTGGGATAAGATCGTCGGCGGCTTTGCGCGTGCCTTTTTCGCGGCCGGTCATTGACCACACGCGAGGCCAGTTGGGCATGCCGTGCCGCTCCCAATTGCGCACCGGGTCGATGACAATCGCCTCGGTCTTGCCGTCGAACGTGCGCAGCACCCGCCCGATCATCTGTAAAAATTTAGCCAACGATTCGGTCTTGCGTGCCATGATGACCGCTTCTGCGCCGGGCACGTCGAAACCTTCGTCGAACAAATCGACGTTAATCAGTACGGTCAGTTCGCCCGATTCGAACCGCTCGCATTCGCGGTCCCGGTCTGCCTGTTCCGAGCCACCGTTCAAAGCTACCGCCGAAACGCCGGACGCGCGAAACGCCGCGGCGTGTTCTTCGGCGGTCTCAACGTCATTCGCAAAAACGATGCAACGCTTACCAGCCGCGAACGTGTGATAGTGACGAACGACATCGCCCACCAGATGCGATTTGACAATACGGGCACGCATGATTCGCGTGTTCAACTCACCGGACGCGGTCACCGGTATGTTCGATATATCCAAATCCGTCCGGGGGGCTTTGTAAGTGAACGGCGACAGGTAGCCGCGTTCGATCAGCCACTGGGTAGACGGCCCCTGCACCATGGTTTCGGCGTAGCCGTCGGCGTGCGCCCCCAGCCCTTTGCCGTCGGCGCGCTCCGGGGTGGCCGTAACAAATAGCAGCTTGGCTTTGTCGAACATTTCAACCGCGCGGCCCCACAAGCCCGACTTAACATAGTGGTGGCCTTCGTCGAACACGGCCAGCGTGATTTGCTGGAGCCATTTTTGCAGCAGGCTATTATTTTTACTCGCCGTGCTGGTCAGCGTCTGTACCGAAATTACCCCGGCTTTGGCGTGGGGATCGATAAACGATTTTTTGTACAGACGCAGATGTTTACGCCGGATCAACGCCACGACGTTTGGCGGGGCGATTACCCGGTGCTTCACGTCGAGTTTGGCCAGGGCGCAACTGATCTGGCTTACAATTTCTTTCCGATGGACTACCGCCGCGCAGGCGCCGACGTGTTCGTGCATCAACCACGCAAAGCAAACAGTTTTACCGCCGCCAGTGGCCAGGACACCCAACACCGATCTGACGGTTAGCCAGGCGGCCTGAATGTCCTGCACCCACTTCCGCTGGTACGGGCGGAGCTGAATCACTTCGACGGGCTCCGGTATTTGTGAAAATCGTACCCGGATCCGTCGGGATATTGGGATACGTTTAACAGTTTGGCCAGCACGAACACCCCTCGGAATACATATAATCGGCGACGGCGACGGCGCGGCGGAGGGCGGCTCTTTGCTGTTTAGTTGACATTGGTGTTAATATTGCCCATAATTGACAAACTTGTCAACTAATGCCCGAATGGAGACCTTAAAAATGTCAACGATCAAAGTAGAAATCCCGGCCAATCGCCCCGACTTGGCGAGAAAAGCCGCTGAACTGTTTAGCCTTGCCGCTGGACCGGCACAAACCGCCGGCGACGAACTTATCGACGAGTTGGACCAGAACGTACCCGCCGCACAGACAGCACCGGTCTCAACGTTAGCACCCGCCCCCGCCGCACAAACTTCCGTCGACATGAAGGGCGTTCAGTTCGACCCCGAAATGTGCGCCAAAGCAAAAGACCCTTTTTACGGCAGCGGCGCGCGCCAAGGTCAGTGGAAAAAACGCCACGGCGTTGACATGGACGACTACGACGCGTGGTACAGCGGCGAGCTGGCCGCGAACAAGGAAATGGCCGCCGGCGCCGAAAACGTCGCAAGCCCCGCACCGGCCCCGGTCAACACTCAAAACGCCTTCGCCGCTCCGGCTCAGACTGTTGCGGCCCCGGCTGCTACCGCTGCCCCTGCTCCGGTTGCCGAGCCACCGCCCGCCGATTGTGGTTCCTTTATGGCGTGGGTGTCGAAAAAACAAGCCGCTGGCCTGCTAAGCCAAGAGGATATCAGCAACGCATACCAGAAAGCCGGCGTGCAGGACGTTATGCAACTGTTCCCGCCCACTCCGCCGGAAACCGTCAAGCAAAACGTGCAGAACCTGTATCAACTGTTAGCCGAAAACGCGGGCGCGTAATATGACCGACCAACACGCACCGCTCGCCCCCAGCGCAGCGCCTCAGTGGGGGCACTGTTCCGGGTCGTACGTGGCCAATCTCAACGCGCCGGACCTCGACACCCCGGAAAAGCTGGAAGGGACAGCGGCGCATTGGGTGGCGTCCGAAGTGTTGACCAACATCACAACGCCCGGGCGCGGGCCGGTGGTGTGTTCTGATTATCTGAACATTGCCGCACCCAACGGCGTTGTGATTAACGACAAAATAACGGAAGGCGCGCAGATCTATGTCGATGACGTTTTAGAAACCGTCGGCCAATATAACGCTCTTTCCGAAACGTTGGTCGAACACCGAGTACAGGCGACACACATTCACGCGCAGCACAACTGGGGCACGTTGGATTTTGCACTCGTTCTGTTGTCCCATCGTATAATTTATATTTGGGACTATAAGCACGGACACCGCGAGAACAGCGCCGTCGAGAATTTCCAGCTCATTAACTACGCGGAAGGGCTGCGGGAATTATTCCAGATCAACGGGGCGACAGATCAGCATATCACCGTTGTGTTACGTATCGTCCAGCCGTTCTGTTATCACGCACAAGGGCCGATCAGCGAGTGGGTGGTCAAACTGTCAGACCTTCGCCCGTACGCGAATATCCTGCACGACAAGGCGCACGAGGCGTTCATCGATCCGAAGCTTACCAGCGGGATATGGTGCCGCGATTGTGCGGCGGTGGGTCGGTGTTCGGCGGCACGCTTGGCCGGGTATAATCTGATCGACGTTGCCAACCGGCCGTACATAATGGACGAAATGACTGGCGCGGACTTAGCCACCGAACGCGAGATTTTAAAGAACGGCCTGACGGCAACAAAAGCACGGCTCGAAGCGATCGAGGACGAATTAACGTCGCAGCTAACGGACGGACGGGCAAAGGACAGCGGCCTCACGCTCGAAACATCGTCGGGACGGCTCGAATGGACGGTAAGTTCGGCCGAGGCGATCGCGTTTGCAAAACAGTTCGGCACGGATCCCTCCAAACAGGAAGTCCTGACACCGACACAAACGCAGGCCGCCGTCCCGGCAAAGCTTCGGCCGTTCTTTAAGCAAATCTTACCCACCGTTACACGTCGGCCGGCGGGGAAACTTAAGTTAGTAAACGCCGGCGAATCCAAAACAGCTCAAGCCTTCAAACCAAGGAGTAAATAGTTATGCCTCACTTCGACGAAAAACACGTGAAAATCTGCGGCGGGTACATCGTATGGGACGGCCTCACGCGGCCCGAAACGATCACTCAGGGGAAAAACGCCGGCAAGCCCAAATGGACACTTAAGGTGGTATTTGACCCAAACAACCCCGATATCGGCCTGTTCTACCAGTTATCGACCAAAGCGCTGCTGGAATCAAAATGGCGCGGCCAGTTGCCACAAGGCGGACGCATGCCGATTGCGACGGTGCGGCCCGGCGAATTCAACGACATGTTTCCCGGCTGGGTATGTATTTCGTTTAAAACGTCCCTGCGTTGCCCGGACGCGTACGACGAAAACGGTCAACTGCTGGACGCCATGCAATACGGCCCATTAATCTACGGCGGCCAAAAAGTCGATGTTCTCGGCCACTGCTACGAATACGATCAAGCCGGCAACAAAGGCATATCGGCAGGGCTTGACGGCCTAGCGATCATCGTCAGCGCCAACGCCCCTCGGCAAACATTCGGCTCGGCCGGTGTTGATACCGCGTCGGCATTTGGCGGCGGACAACCGGCATACGGTCAGCCTGCGCAGCCCAGCTACGCCCAGCAACCCGCGCAGCAACCGGCATACGGTCAGCCCACCCACCAACCAGCACAACAGCCGGCGTATAGTCAACCGGCACCGAACTACGAGCCGGCCAACCACCAACCCGCCCCCGCGCAGCAACCGGCGTACGGTCAACCGGCCCCCCAACCGGCACCGGCACAACAGCCGGCATACGGTCAGCCCCAGCAAGCGCACAATTTCATACCGCCCGGTACGAACAATAGGTAGTAGGTGCGAGCCACGGCCAAGGATGGCCTTTTTATTTTCGGAGACAACATGTCATCAGCGCTTATCTATCACCCGGAAAGCGAGTCGTATTTTTGGGGCCGGTTAACTGTCAACGACGCGGACGCGGGATGTGTAGAAATTAACCCCTCTCAACTGCGGGCCGGAACGGTTATCCCGGTCGGCCTTGGTACGTCAACCGTCATGCCGTCGATTGATTTCGAAACGTACAGCGAGGCCGGGTACATCATCGACCATCAATCAGGTAAAGTCTGCGGCGCTGCTGCCGACGGCAAAGGCGGTCTGAAAGTCGTCGGCACGCCGGTTTATGCGGAGCACCCCTCCGCGGAAATATTGTGTTTGTATTACGATCTTAAAGACGGCGCGGGGCGGCGGCGGTGGCTGCCGTGTATGCCGAACCCGCAGCCGCTTCTCGACCACGTTCGTGCCGGCCGACCGATTGAGGCGCACAACGTCACGTTTGAATGGTGGATTTGGAATGTGGTGGCGGTTCGTCGTCACGGCTGGCCGCCGTTACCCCTCGACCAATGCCACTGCAGCATGGCGAAAGCAAAACGAAACAGCCTGCCCGGTGCGCTGGGCGCGCTTGCGCCGGTACTCGGTACGCCCCAGAAAGACCCCGACGGCAATCGGCTACTTAATAAACTGACCCGCCCCCAGTCCGCTACAAAGAAGCGACCGGAAACCCGGTGGACACCGGCGACCGCGTGGGAAGATTTCCTCCGGTTGTATGATTACTGCGACCAGGACGTTGCCGCCGAAGACGGCGCCAGTGCCAAAACGCCCGATCTGACACCATACGAACGCGCCACATGGCTTCTGGACCAGACGGTCAACGCCCGGGGCGTACAAGTGGATATCGTTACTTTGGACGCCGCCTTGGACATACTGGACCAAGCCGAACGCAAATACACGCTGGAGCTCGGCCAGATTACTGGCGGCGCCGTTGGCTCGGTATCCGAAACAGCGAAGTTCGGGCGATGGCTTGATTCGGTCGGCGCGAATATCCCGAATTTACAAAAAGAAACGGTAGCCGATACGCTCAAACGTTCGGACATTCCGTCACACGCCCGGCGCGCACTAGAAATACGCGAAGTATTGGGGTCGGCGAATGTCAAAAAACTGCGCACGCTGAAATTGCAGATATCCAGCGATGGCCGGCTGCGCGATCAATACCGCTACTGCGGCGCCGATCGAACGGGACGGTTCGCGGCCGGCGGCGTGCAACTGCAGAACATTACCGCCAAAGGTCCAAAGACGGCCTATTGCGGCCCGTGCCAAAAACTGTTTGGCCTATATGCCAGCCCGGCGTGCCCCCGCTGCGGCCAGTTTGTCGATATAGAGGAGCGGCCCGACTGGACGATAGAAGCCGTGCAACAGGCCGTCGACGATATTCGCACGCGTAACCTGGCGCACGTTGAACGGACATGGGGCGATCCGGTCGCCGTCTTGTGCGGTATTCTCCGAGGGCTGTTCATGGCTAAGGAAGGAAATAAGCTCGTCTGCGTGGATTTCTCCGCCATCGAGGCGGTTGCTGCAGCATGCCTTTCGCGCTGCCAATGGCGTATCGACATATTCGCGGGCCACGGCCTGATCTACGAACAGAGCGCCGCCAACGCGACCGGCATCCCGTTTGAGGAAATCGTCGATTATAAAAAACGCAACGGCACCCACCACCCGGCTCGGAAGGGCGTCGGGAAAATCCGCGAGCTGGCCGGCGGGTACGGTGGCTGGGTAGGTGCCTGGAAAAACTTCGGCGCCGATGAATACTTCGCCAGCGATGAAGAGATTAAGCAGGACGTGCTGAAATGGCGCGCGGAGTCGCCGGAGATAGAAGAAATGTGGGGCGGCCAGTACAAATGGTGCGGCCCGGGTAAATGGGACTACCGGCCCGAACTGTTCGGGATTGAGGGCGCCGCGATAAAAGCAATACTGAATCCGGGCCAATGCTTCGGCCACAACGACATATCATACGGCGTCGTTAATGACGTGTTGCTGTGCCGCCTGCCGTCGGGCCGCTTTCTGAATTACCACCGCCCCCGGCTGGCGAATGTCCCTGACAAACTGAACCGAGGCCCGTCGTACCAGATAACCTTCGAGGGGTACAACTCGAACCCGATGAGAGGACCGCTGGGCTGGATTCGAATGGAAACCTACGGCGGCCGCCTGTTTGAAAATGTCGTACAGGCGGTAGCGTGTGACATTCAATGCGAGGCTTTGATTCGGTGTGAGACCGCCGGGTACTGGATCGTTATGCACACGCACGACGAAGGCGTCGCGGAAGTACCGGAGCGGTTTGGCTCCGTCGAAGAAATGGCCGCAATCATGGCGCAGCGCCCGAGCTGGGCGCAATGGTGGCCGCTGCGCGCGGCCGGTTGGCAACACAAACGATACCAGAAGGACTAAAACATGCTGATTAATATTACCAACCTGCGGTTTTTTAACGCTACGAGGGTCATCGTCGATATGACCGAAAGACGCCCCGCCCTTCGCGGTATGTTGTTCAGTCCCGGTGGCCGTGTCACCGCCACGGACGGGCATCGCCTGGTGCGAACAGTTTGCTGCGACTACAACGGCCCCGACGTACTGATTAAAATTCTCGGAAAGGCGGCCTTTCCGAAAGCGGCGACCCGGGTAGAAATCGACATTATTGCAAAAACGCTGAACCTTATTAACGGCCACGGCGCGCGAATCGACACGCGGGGAATTGAAATACTAAAAGACCCTTACCCGGGTGTCCGCCGGATTGAACGTACGATCCACGCAGATCGATCGCCAAGTACGATAATCTTTAACCCTGCGCTGCTCGCCGACATTCAGAAGGCGGGCAACTGGCCGTTTTTCCGTTTAAATTTCGGCGCGACGGATAGAGAGAACGTCCGCTTTACCCCGCTGGCGGATTTTGCCGACGAAACGTTCTACGGGCTGTTCGCGCCCTGCGTTGGAAAATAATGCCGATACTCAACTACACAACGCAAATCGACGCCGAGAAAACCGTCACTGAAATTCAAAAGAAGCTGGCCAACGGCGGCTTTAAACAACTGGCTCACGCCCCACCGGAGAACAAAGAACCATGAAAATACAAAAGATAACAAGCCAACATCGGCGCGATTTTACGGCCGAATATATCTGCCAACATTGTGAATTTATACAAACCGGCCCGGGGTACGACGACGACCACTTCCACCGAAACGTTATCCCCGATATGGTTTGTCCTGAATGCGGCGATCAACTGGACGTGTTTATCAGTATCGTTGTGCGCCAGAGCGTCATTATCGGCGGGCAACTCCACCAGATACAACACGGCGGCCGTATCGTAAGACAAATACCCCTCGGTAGGCTGGGCGGCCTGCGCGGCGGGTAAAAACATAATACTCAATAGCAACGCGATACAGAAATATCGTAAAGATTTCATGGTGTTATTCTCTGTTGGTTGTGAACATTCTGCTTTAAGCGGTCGGCCTCTTCCTGAATAATAGAAATTTCGAGGGCCAATTTTTTAAGCTCCAAGCGTCCTCTGACAACATGCAGTATTATTAAAACGACGGACAAAGTAAAGCCCGCCAGAGCCGCCAGGGTGCCCGCGTTTTGCGGTATCCATTCGAGCATTACACCGAAACCGGTGCTGGCGGTGGCAACAGCGACACCTTGACCGATCCGGGGATCAGCCGCCGCGGTTTTAATACCTGCCGAAATTAGTGCCAAAAGTAATCCTCTAAACCATCGTATAAACAAAATATACCCTTCCCTCGAAAGTTTATAGAAACTCTGGGGGACAGTATGCAGGGGACATTACCGACCGTCAACACCAAAACCCTACCAGAACTATTCACACCGTACTGTGCGGTACCACTCTTGCCAGCCGACAAGCTGCGTGACAGCTTTCTCCATACGCTCCGGCGGTGGGTCCGGCAGTTGGGAGGGCTTC